ACATATCCGCAACCCATTTAGGGGCAGTAATCCAAGAGAGCGGGGGATTATGAAGCGAGTATGCCGCCGCTGCCGCCCGCCCCACCGCCTCCTCCGAGGTCAGGTGCGCCCGGACCAGCGCGAGGATGGCGTCTGCGGCTGCGTCCATGCACACGCTGTCGTCTTGGTCCTCAACGCAGTCGATGACGTGCTTGATGCGGTCACGAAGGCTCACGGTGTGGTATTCTTTTACGCGAGCGTCATGATCCGCAGCCCGAAATCGGGCCAGCGCGCCCCTGTAGTCGTCAAGCATCTGGTCGAACATCTTGTCGGAAGGCGCGGCTTTTTTGCCTCCGTGCTCTAAGAGGCTTATCGCGGCAGCGAGGGAGGCCGCGAGGCCAATGGCGGCATCCCGCCTCGGGCTCAATGGGATGCGCCCCCTGCACCGATCAACTGTAGCGCAAGTCCGCGTATTCCATTTTCTGATCGCTGTAGATAGGGGGCCGTGAGGCCCTTCGGACAGGCACCCGCAGCAGATCACCACGGTGTAGGCTCCATGACCGTTTACCGCTAGGTCATGGCTTCCGCAAAAGGGGCAGGGTTCGCAGTCAGTCATGGGTGTCTCCTAGGGCTGCGAGGATAGCGGCGTGGAATAGGTTATGAACATTCCCCCGCGGCGGCTCGTTCACGTAAGCGTCCAGCATCCGCTTAACCGCCTCCTCCGAGGTCAGGTGCGCCCGGACCAGCGCCAAGATGGCGTCGGCGGCTTCATCCACGTTCATGAAATGGTACGACGCGCCGTGTTGGCGCAGAACGGCAATGGCTTGATCGCGAAGGTTCACGGTGTAGTCTCCTTCATGTCTCCCGCCAGCACGGCCTCGGGATCGGCAAAGCCGAACAGCGGCAGGAAGTAGAACGCCTGCCCCTTGGCTCGCATCACCGCCGCGCCTTGGATTTCATTTGTTGCCCAACCGGCGTCTCCAGAGGCGACCACAGCGGCGCGTCGAGCGACGGTCCCAGCGACGACCCCAGCGGCGTGCCAAGCGGCGTGCCAAGCGGCGACATGCACGGCATCCCTAACGGCAATCCACTGTGCAGGCGCCATGCGGTCCAGATGCCGCCAAAACGCCAGCACGATATGCGCTTGGTCGCCCAGAACTTGGGCCGGGTCGGTTAGCACAACGGACGGAGCACCGGGCTTGCTGTCGTTGATCCGACGCAGCAGAATCGCGTGAGCAATGCTGATGCCCAGCAATCTGGCCGTCTCTCGATCTGCTTCTTCTTGAGCCGTGCTCCTCAGCCGATCAGCATCCCAGCCGCCCACATAGTGCAGGGCTTGGCCCTGGGCGCACATGCAGCCGTCGTCTGAGATCAGCGACCCCTTGAAAGGGATGCCGTCAGGTTCAGACCAGCGGGCGACGAGTTGGTTGATAGCTTCGGTGTTCATTCGGTGTCTCCCTGCAAAAGCCTGTCTAGCCGGTAGGCGTGCCCGGCGTTGGTCGCCGCCTGCGCCGTCATTCCGACTTTCAGGTACTCGCTCTCGTAAAAGCGAAATTGATTCCGAGCGGCTGTCATCGCTTCCCGCATCCGCTTAGACAGGGCGCGTTCGGCCGCAAGCTGGGCCTCTAGCTCTGCGATTTTTTCATCAAGGCGGCGCATTTCCATTTCCGCACCGTGCAAAGCGCGGGCCGTGGCTTCTGGTGTGTCAGTCGCTTTTAGAAATTCATCGCGCAGGCTCACGGTGTAGTCTCCTGTAGGGGGCATGAGACCAATTCCAGCTTGTCCAGGTTTCCCCATTGGTCGGCCATCGCTTCGGCAATGCCGGCGAATGTGCGGCTGCGTTCCTTCCACCGATCCGGTCCAGGCGGCATCCGATGCACTCGGGCTTCGCGTCCCTCCACGATGTTCGTGGGTTTCAGTTTCGGCAGGCCCTTCAGCCACAGGCATGTGGCCTTGGTCTCGCCGTGTCCGAATTGCCAAGGCTGGATGATCTGATCCGGTTTGCGGATGCGGCTTGAAATGATGCTGACCGGGTTTTCCAACGCAATGCGAGCGATGGGTGCTCTTAGAAGCTGACGAACGAAAAACAGGGCGTCTTCCTGTTCGGTCTTCTTGTCCTTGAACCAACGCGCTCCGCTCACAGCCAAGTGGGTGCAGGGCGGGTGTGCTATCATCAAATCCCATGGCATGAGAAAGGCGGTGTGCAACGCATCCGCTTCCAAGTGCCAGCGCGGGTCGCCCTCGGTCGGCAGCAGATCACAGGACCAGGCGTCATGACCCCGGCGTCGAAACGCATCGCGGACGGTCGCAGAATATTCGCAAGCGACAAGCACTCTCACGGTGTAGTCTCCTGTAGGGGGGTCATCACGCCCCCCGCTTCACGTAGCGCCCGTCAGGCCCGCGCTGGGGGCGGTCAGGCTCAATGGTCTCAGCAACCCCGCTGACGGCCTTCTGCACATACGGGGGCACGCGGTCTGGATAAGCCTCCGCGTACGCGCGCTCCCATTCGTCGGGCATCTTGTCCTTGGTTTCCTTACTCATCAGGAACCTCCTTCAGGCGCTTGGTGACCGCGAAGTGCAGCAGCTTGGCGCGGTTCAGGTCAATGCGCTTGAGCTCCTCGGTGCGATCGATCACATCAGGCTGGGCCCAGAACGCCTTCACGTCGGCCTTGGTCATCAGTTTGTCCAGATGCGCTTGGGACGTGTCAGCCCAGCCGATCAGCCAATGGGGCCCTTCGCCCTCAGGGATCTCCTGTGAGGCCTGTTCCGGCGCCACGTCGATGATCTCCCCGGTGACCTTGTTGAAGCCTTCCTGGCCCTTGGGGTTGTCGGTCAGGCGCTTGGTCAGCGTCTTGTTGGTGGGCTCCTGGGGAGGATCGAACGCCTGCTGCATCATCTCTTCAGCCGGCGTGGTCTCAAGCCCCGCGTTCATCATGACGATGACATGCGCAAATGCCGATCGGCAGGCGCGGCTGATGGCCCGCGTCTGGGCCATGGCGCGGATGGCGTAGTCCGACCGCTTGGGCAGCTGCTTGGCGCCCCACTTGGTCGTGACCTCGCCCCCGAACCACGTAGGCTCGTCCTCACCGACGAAGCCTTCTGCTTCGGCAATGACTACGCCATCAGCCATGCGGCGGATTTGGCCGATCGCCCGGTAGCCACCCTCGACACGCTCCACGTTGCAGGCCGAAGCCGTGCAACCATGAGCTACCGCGATGGCTTGCCATCCCTCGACCTGTACGTACCGGCGGTTCTGAATGGTCATGGCGCTGGCCACAACGATCCCTTTGCAGATCGAGGCCGCGTCGGTGGAGTGGCGATAGTGCGCCACGTTGGCGGGTAAGTTCTCACTCATTCTTCAATCTCCCAGCTGTACGTGCTCTCGTACGCTTCCAGTTCCTGCGCCGGCAGGAGGATACCCAACCGGCGATCAATCTTGTCTCGGGCCCATTGGGACATACCCATGAACTCTGCGTCTTCCGCGCCGCCCCCGGGCCCCGGCCAGACGCCGGTCTTCAGGCACTTGGCGAACTCCCGGACGGCCCACTTCATCTGGCTCGCGCCCCTGACGATGTCCTCGGCGGGTATGGTGACCACGCGGACTGCGTAGGGCGGAAGCTTCTCAGCGAACACGAGAGTGAAGCTTTCCACGTCGATGTTCATGACCGCCTTGACCCCCGCACACGCCACAGCGGCCTGAACGTGATAACCGAACGACGTGATGCTCTTCTGTATGCTGTCGTCATCGACGGACCCCGTGGTCTTGAGATCTGCGATGTCGGTGCAATCGCCAGGGATCACGTCGGGTCTGGCTTTGATCCAGATGCCGGTGTCCTCGTTCTTCCAGATCAGACTGCGTTCGATCATCCCATCAAGGATCCCGGTCTTCACCATAGGATGCGCTCCGAGAGACGCAGCCATTCCCTTGATGTGGAAGATGTCCTCCGGCGTTAACACCGTCAGACCCCGTTCGATCTGGTCCGCGCGCCACTGCTGGGCCGCTTTGGACCTGAAGTCCGGATACTCGTCGGGGCGGATGGCATACTCGCTCTCAAACCCGTCCAGGCCCTCGATCAGCAATTTGTGGGCTGCGCGGCCAAAGGCAAAGGCTGGGTTGTCGTTGCTCACGCGGTCTGGGTTAAGATAGCTGCCCGAGAAATAATGAGCTGGGCTCCGCTCCCACATGGTCCTTAAGCCCCCCGATGAAATGCTCGGGCCCACCGTTAATTGAGCGTGATACGCCTCCATCGGGATGTGGCTGTAGAGCCCCGGTTCTGAAATGGGAGCTCCATCCCACTTTTTAACATTATCAAACATATGACTGAACCTTTCCGCTTGCGAGTCTTGAAATCGTGCCTTGCGTCACGCCTAATACACTCGCGACATCTTTTTGAGACACACCAAGTTTCAACATCAACCGCGCCATTTCCGCCTGATTTTTTGACAGCTTGGCATTTTTGCTGAGGCCGTTAGAAAAATTGCGCCCTTTATTGGCCATGTCTTTCAGGTTGTCAGCCTGCGACCCAATGCACAGGTGGGCCGGATTGCAGCAAAGAGGTGTGTCGCAGCGATGCATCACGATTGCCCCTTTGGGCAACTCTCCGTGGGTCGCCGCATATGCCGCTCGGTGCGCGTAATGGGCGACCCTCTTCACGCGAAACATGCCATAGCCGTTGACGGTTCGATTGGTCGCGCCCATCCAGAGCCAACAACCGCTCGGCGCATTTCGGTCAATCTTGCTCGCATACCTCTCGAAAAAGTCGTCCATGGGGATGCCTTCATACATCCCCGCCGTGTCGATCTTGGTTCCGTCCCAGATGATCATTTTTTCCTCAGTGCGATTTTGAGCATGATCCACGCAAACGCGATCGATGCCGAGATGGAGCTCACGCCAATGCTGGCGAGAATAAGGATCCCGACGATCGGGACCACGGTGTCGTTTACGAACTCGATCATGAGCAGAGATCTCCCAGTGTGTGTTTGACTTCGGCTTGAACGTAATCGCGGATCGCGCCCATCAGCGCTACGAAGTCGTGCCCGTGCTCAGGCTGCGGCGTGTTGATCAGGTGGTGGACCTCGTCCAGCACTTTTTCTAACTGGCGTTCCGCGTGCATGTTTGCGCGGCTGGCTATCATGTCTGTCTCCTTGCCTCCTGTGAGGTCATGCTCAAGGTACAGTGATTTGATGCGCGGTCAAGCGTGATCGGCGGTCTTGTCATTTCTCCAAACACACGTAAGTTCGGGCCAAGGAGGACCGGCCTTGGACGAAGAGCGAGTCAAACACCTGTTGATAAAGCGTATCGAGCGCGTGAAAGACATTCCGACCTATGCCAGGAAGATCGGCGTGAACGAAACAAATATCCGGCGTTTTTTGTATGGAGAGAGACCCCCCGCGCAGAACATTCTGCAAGCAATGGGTCTGGAGAAGGTGGTATTTTATCGGTACCGCAAGAAAGTAGCCAAGCCCAAACAGGGTCGGTTCGGCACGATTTACGGGGAAGCAGATGAGTGACGAGACGAATGCATAGATTCACCTATCCTAAAACCGCATTTTGTGAGCCAATGCCAGACAGCGACAATATGAGGGTTGTCTAAATGTCATTCCGCGGTAAAGCGACAGACTCCGAGGTATTGGAGGCCTACCGGAAAACGGGAAGCGTCCACAAAGCGGGCGCACTTTTGGGCATGCGGGGGACAAGCTTACATGAGCGATTGGTGAAGTTGGGAGCTAATGTCCCCAAGAACACGATTACAGACCGCGATAGGGCCGTCATTCGCGCGTATTACGAACAGGCTGGAGACGGGGCGATCGATCTCAAGGCGCTGGCAAAATCACTTGGGCGTACCCGGAACCTGATCAGTCGCACGGCGCGAGAAATGAACCTGACCGACCGCAACCGACCCGCGGTGGAAGAGGTGCATCAGCGCGCTGTTATCAATTTGCAGGGTAAGGGACAGAGTCGCTATCCCCAACCCGACCGACCAGAGTTTCCGGGCGTTCGGTTCCGGTCGCGGTGGGAGGCCAACTACGCGCGTTATCTGAACTGGCGCGTCAAACAAGGCGAGATCGCGCGGTGGGAATATGAGGCTGAGACTTTTTGGTTTTTGAAGATCAAGCGCGGCGTGCGTAGTTACACGCCAGACTTCAAAATTTACCCATTGCAGGGCGAACCCTACTTTATCGAACTGAAGGGGTACATGGACGCAAGATCCCTGACCAAACTGAAACGGATGCGAATCTATCACCCCGAAGTCCACGTCGAACTGGTGGCAAGCGGTGATTACAAAGCCCTAGCCAAAAGCATCAAGCACATCATCCCTGGATGGGAATCATAAAAAAATACCGACGCTTCTAACTTAGGCGACAACCCGCGCGTCGAGGTCTCGATTACCAAATATTAACGACAAGCCCCGAGGGGTGGACATGGACGCCGTCCAACAAGCTCGCGCGATCGGGATTCGGATACGGAGCGACCGCGCGTCGGATCAATATACCACCTGTCCGAAGTGCTCCGAGGCGAGGAAGCACAAGCGGGCCCCGTGTCTCAGCGTGAAGTGCGAGACAGGAAAGGTGGTCTTCAAGTGCCATCATTGCGGATGGCAGGGAGCATTCTTCGATGGAAATCTGGGAAACGATCGAGGCCCGCGGCCTGGACGTGGAGCGGCTAAGCCAGAAGTGGTCCGTTTCAAGCCTCGCTGGTGGTGAGGCGCTGCAAATCCCGTTTGTCCAACAGGGCAAGACCGTAGGCACGAAGTTCAGGTGGTTTACCCACCCCGAACGCAAATGGCACGCGTCATGGGACAACGGCCCGGTGGCTTACAACGCCGACTGCCTGCGCGACGACAAACTGATCGGCAGGCCTCTGATCATCACCGAGGGCGAGATCGACTGCGAGTCGGTGATCGAGGCTGGATACCAGAGGGTGATCTCGGTTCCGAACGGATGTGCGGGAGCCTCTACAGAGCGCTCTGAGGCCGAACTGGGGGAAGCCAAGGCCTATGACTGGTTGAGGGCTCTGGGGCCCTTCCTGACGCTCTCCAGGGTCTCTGAGATCATCTTGGCGGTGGATGGGGATGATGCCGGGGCGAAGCTGCTGCAGGAGCTCGCCAGCCAGCTGGGCCGCGCTCGATGCAAGTTCGTTCAGTATCCCAAGACCCGCCGGCTGGAGCTCGAGAGAGAGCGCTGCAAGGATCTAAACGAGGTTCTGGTCGAGTATGGCGTCAAGGGCGTGCAGAAGACGCTGCAGGGTTCTGAATGGATCGCGATGAGGGGCGTGGCCCTGATGGGCGATCTGCCGCCCATATCGAACCCTGAGACGTTCGAGATCGGGTTCAATCTTTTAGGCGACAATTATCGGATGCGCTGCGGAGATCTGGCTGTGATCACCGGCACGCCGGGATCGGGCAAAAGCACTTGGCTGAACGACGTGTGCTGCCGGGTTGCGGACAAATACAAGGTCCGGGTTGCGTGGGCGTCGTTCGAGCAGCTGCCACAGCGCGATCACCGGAGGGCGCTGAGATCTTGGTATCTGAAAGCGCTCCCGCGCAACCAGACGCCTATGGAGATCAGTCAGGCCGACGAGTGGATTGACGATCGGCACGTCTTCATCATCCCGGACGAGGAGGTGGACGCGGATCTCGAGTGGCTGCTGGATTGCATGGAGGCCGCGGTGGTGCGCTACGAAGCGAAGATCATCTGTCTGGACCCCTGGAACGAGATTGTGCAGTCCAGGGGATCGCGCGAGACCGAAACCGACTACACATCCCGCGCTCTGCGCCAGCTCAAGCGCTTCGCCAAGCGTTTCCAGGTGCACGTCATCCTGGTAGCGCACCCGACGAAGATGCAGCGGATCAATGGCGAGTACCAGAAGCCCACGCTTTACGACATCGCCGGCTCAGCCAACTTCGCCAACAAGACCGACGTGGGCATCGTCGTGCACAAGGTCGATCAGGACACCTCGTTGGTCGAGGTGCTGAAGTCCCGGTACTGGGAAGAGATCGGCAGGCCTGGGGGCGTGCTGATGGAGTACTGCAACGACGATCGCCGGTTCCGAGAGTCGGAGCGGTCTGTCTAGTCCCGGCGGGTTTTGTTCCGGGCTCTCTGTGCGCTGAGGGCCTTGATCGTGTTTTTTGCGGCAGCCTTTTTGTACATAGGCGCTGCTGGCTTGCGCGCAGTCACCGTAACGGGCTCGGACTCCATCTGCGGAGGTTTGTCCTTCATGCCCGATACAAGGCGCAGCAGATCGTACACGGGTCGTGCAGCATCACCGACGTGTTGCTCTGCCTGCGTCAAGGCGCTGGTCTTTTTCGGCAAGTCCTTCAGCTGCAGATCGGAGTAATCTTTTTTCAGATAATCGTCCGGGTTCTTCACGCCCTCTTCCATCACACGCTTGCGCATGGTGTTGGTTACTGCGTCGTAAACCTGTTTGACCGTTGCGCCTTTTTTGAAAAATTCAGGGTTTGCCTTTGCTTCGGCTGGAAAGGCCTTGGCGGCATTTTGTTGAGCTAGTTTCGGGTTCATGGCGGCTTGAATGAATTTTGCCCCCCCAGGCCCTGTGCCCATGAAGTGGGTCACATAGATATTGCCCAGCGTAGCAGGAACCTTGTGGTTCTTCAGATATTGGATGCCTTCGCCCGTCAGTTCGTGGTTCAGGGCCACCTCGTCTTTGAAAACGCGTTCCCGCAGCTCGGGATCCTTGGGCGTCTTGATCTTGTCAATTGCGGACGTGACCAAACGATCATTTTGCAGCTTGGTTGGATCTTCTCGGCGTACATGATCCATGACATCAGGGCCGAGAATCTTTGCCAGATCCTGCAAAGCAGGACTGGTCTCGTCCCGACGCATCAGATCGTGCATCGCGCCGGCAAAGCTTCGATTGGTCATGCCGCCAACACCGCCGGCAGTCTGACCCTTCTTCTTCGTTCTGGCGGTGCCTTCTTGGGCAAAGATGAACGGATCAATGCGTTCGTCCATCGTTTGTTCAGCGGTCAGGTTCTGTTTTTTAGCTTGCTCAACCTGTTCGGTGTGTTGGGTTTCTTGAGCAGCGAGTTGCGCACGGGCTTGATCTTCTGCTGCTTTGGCCCGTTGTTGAACGGCCTGGATATTATTCGTTCTTGCCTCACGGCCCACATATTGCTGGTACATTTCAGCCAGCTGCTCGGCCTGTTGGCGGGCTTGAGGCGTGTTCTGTGCACGCAAGGCGCGGATCTGGTTCTCGAGGTAGTCCAGTTCCTGCCGGTGCGTTTGCGGCATCGTCAATGCCGCGTCCACGCGTTGGCCGGGTTTCAAAACAGGCGCATGTGGCCCTTGAGGAACCGGACCTTTGGCGGCGCGAGTGTACGCTGCGGCCTGATCGGGAGACATGTTGGGATACATGCGGCGGACGGTGGCCGGGTCCATGTGCGCGTAGACATCACTCGGAGCCGCGCCTTTCATGTACGTATGCATCGAGGCCATACGGTCCTCGGGGCTGAGTTGCTCCATGCCCCGTTCGTACATTTCCACGTCGAGGTCTTTTCCGGCCTGATCAACATATGGCTGGGCTTTGGACTGGAGCGCGCTTGCCATATCTGCTGCTTTCCCAGGTATGGTTTGGGCATAATCACCAACGCTTTGCGCCAAGGGTGCAAGGCGTTGTTGGGCTTTGGCTGTAATGTCCTGCAGCGAGAAGCCGTCTGTCTGCCCAGGCGCGCGATTGGATTGTTGGTACGTTTTCGGCTTGGTTGAGGTCGGCTTGGCATCCGCCCGCCCGAGGACTGTGTCAGACACGTATTTCAGCGGATCTGTCTTCTGGTCGTCGGACGGGTCGTAGGCCATGCGCTCTCTTTCAGGGTTCGTCGATCGAATCTCGCAGATCAATCGGCTTGGTCTTCATCGCGTAGAATTGCCGCAGCAGCTGACGCTCACTCTCGGATTGCACGGTCTGCGTATAGTCGGGCAAGGATTTCGAGGCGCTCTTTGTTGACTTGGGGTCTTTCGTACCAGGGGGCATTGCCACTCTCCGTAACTTTGAAGTCTTTGGGGACTACTTTCTTCCCCTGCTTCTTGATGTCTTCCATGAAGCGTCTGTACGCCGGAACGGAAAACTCCACGAAGTCGCCTGACGGGAGCTTGTATCTATAATACGGGATGCCTTCGTGGTCACGCCCATACTCCGCGCCGTACTCGTAGGCTCCGTACTCTCCCTGCTTGGCGCGAATGTCAGCCATAGGCGCGTTCTTGCGCTGGGCCTTGTTCAGAATGCCCGTCAGGGTGCCGTGGGAGGCCTCCTGGCCGCTGTCTGCGACCCAGGTCTCCCAGTGGTAGCGTCCGACGCTGGCGTCCTCGGGACGGCCCAACGCGCCGTAGATCCGCGGCAACTGCTCTTCAATCCCGCGTTCGATTGCTTCGTACACAAGGATACCGCGGGCGCCGTAAGTCAGATCTGACAGACGGGTGCCGGCCACTTGTTTGCCGTTCTCGTCCTTCCGCCCGTCGTACAGGTTGCGATCGCCAAAGCGGCCATCGTCCCACAGCTGGCGGATCTGGACGCGATCCAAGACCATCACGTCAGGATGACCGGCGACAAGAAGCGTGAAAGACATCACCTTGTTGTCAATGCCGACACCCTCGCTGAACTTCGCAAACTCCCGGCGGATCTGCTTTCCGGTCATCTTCGGGTCAGACAGCATGTCGTGCAGCCGCTGGAGGTGCGTTACGCCGTCCTCGCCTTCCTGGCCCATTTTGTAGAGGAAGTCTCTGCCATAGGCTCCAAGGTTGTGGATCGCGCCGGCTCCAGGCTGGCCTGATCCCTTGGGGGCTTGCTGTTTGACCCATTCCTCGTAGGCCGGGAATTGATCCTTGGTGAAATTACCGTCCGCCG